CGGCAGCCCTGCATTTCGCAATCCCTCACGGGATTACACGCGATTTTCATCGCTTTCGCCCCCCTCGGACGCCGCTAGAAGAGACTGGGAATTTTCCCGAGGGAACCCAGTACGTGAAGATCTTTCACGCTAGCGGCTCGTCCATGGTTCTGGCTGACCAAGCCAGGCCCATCCCCATTTTGTTTGGACAGAGTGGGGCTCTGTGTAGTAACCCGGATCGAGGACCTTATCCATTGCAAGCAATGGATGGTCGTACTTTCCGGAGACTGCTACGTCTCTCTGTAACTCCTTCCTAAGGAGCTCCCCCCAGTTCGGGGGGTGCACTAGTGAAGCAGTGCTTGTTAACGAGAGAACGCGATGCTCGTAACGTTGACGCTTTTTATTCCAGCGTCTTCGAAATAAAACATCGTTACTAGCGCGTGGGTCTGCGACCACACTTATTGAGTGTGGCATCAACGACCTAGGGAAGACATAACCCTGTTCCTCCTCGATAATATCGATGAGGGATTGGGAACATCCGTACCCAAACTTGGACACAAGTTCATTGGCCAAGTCCGCGTTAGTTGCAAGTCCACTACCTTGACTTCGGAGAAACTTCCGAACTCTTACGGGTGTGACGTCTACTCCATAGTAGAATTCACCACCGCAGGATTCTCGAAAGGGACCCTCCGAGAAAGACTTACTAAGGTTGACAATCAATCCAACCCGCTGTAGGCCTTCCACCGCCTCCTCATAAAAATGAGAGGGGACGATAATGTCATCGCCGTATACGTAGACTTCGAAGCGCTCGTCACCTCTTAAGGGTAACTGAGGGTACCTCTGGGTCATACGTCTGCTCGCCACGCAGGCACTCCAAAAGATGAGTGCCTCAACTGGGAAGCAACAAGAACTGCCCATAGGGGCAAACTTATTAAGCTTCACTTCCCTACCATCTGGTAGAACCGTACTCTCTGAGCGACATGCTTCGAGAGCCCTAAACCAATTCGCCGGAAAAACACGACGAACCAATTCTAGGGAGACCCTATCAGACGCATCACTCAAATCCAACGTAGCGTACTTTCCGTCTTTTGAGGCGGACTGCGCAAGACGCTGGTTGATGCTCTGGTCAGTAAAATTCAACTGACCAGCGGTCATGGGACAGGACTCAAGTATGCGGTATAGCTTTCTCATAAGACCTTGCTGAATATAAAGAAGTTCAGCAGGTTCTGAGGAGATAACCCGCGGTCCTCGAGAATCCTTAGGAACCAGAGAAACTCTGGCCCTAGGGACCGACTCTTGCGAGGTTTCCAACTTCTCGAGCTCATCGGCTAGATGAGTAGTCGAGAAGAAGAAGTACTCCGAGTAAGAGAACACCTCATCGAGCTTCGGGTAATACCGGAGCTTATGATACTTGTCCTCGTTCAACGTATGGCATGCGGTTGCACCGCCACCATGACACGGACGGATATCTAAGGGATCCTCATTGCTGAGGATTCTATGTACTATCCGCCGCATCTCTGCTACCAACTTCGAGGTAAAAACGTCCTCAAAGTCAATAACATCAGCAAGATCAGAATCAGTCTTAACAAACCGATCCAGAAACTGCTTGATCGTTGTCTCATCGTAGTCGACCTCCAGTTTGTAGAACATGTACGATAGTTGTCGCACACAATCTACGGCTAAAGGGTCACCGCCCAACGCTAACTCGATCGCTCTCCCGAGAAAAACGGGGAGATCACAATCCGCCCTGAGTTTAAAGTCAGGGGGACTTACCCACACCATTAAGGAGTGGTAGTGATCGAGCGCCTTGCCAATAGTTGGCAAGGTCGTCGTCAGGAAGGTTAGCCCCTCATGTGTTACACGTGTTTCGAAGGTGGAAATATCTTCCTCCGTTACATAGTGCTTGTAGCTGGTTGTTGCTAGGTTCGCCCACAAAAGGCGAAGGCTTTTCAGGTTACCTATGATATTCATAGACTTACCTCCAGAAGCATCCCAAATAGTAACACGTCCATGAGTACTCATTACTCAAAAATCCTACCACCGAACAGCAGTAGAACCCCGCCACACAGGTTCCTAGGCATTACGCCTGGCGAAGTTGATTTCTCTAAACTTCGTTATTCAGAACCTTGGTCCAATTCGCATTTGATCCGCCCTCGATGATGAAATCGACAAGTCGATTTACTTCTTCGATGCAGATCGCATTTGTTAGGGCCGAGCTAGGTGGGCGCACTTGCACTATATAAGTGCTAAGTGTAGCCGCCACTCCGAAAGCGTCGATCTCAGTTCGATCTAAGCCAACTTTGTGACGTGCTTCGCCGCTCTTTCCAACCTGATGACCGATATTCGCGGTCTTTGCCGACGGAGGCGTAATGCCTGCCACCGAAAAGTCCGACCTACCGGAGTCTGCCGCCAACAAATCGTAGACCACCGTATTGGTGTCGACGTCTGTTGCGGAATCCTTGGAAAGCGTGAGTGAAGTACCTATGGACATGTGGAATGCCTCTCCCCACAGAGGGGGAATGATCTCCGGCACGCAAATTCGCACCGGAAAGGTTAACGTATTCCTAATCACCATGGGTAGCTAAATGAAAATAAGCCACTTGTACGATGCTAGGATGATACTGACCTCGACGTGATACTTCGACGAAGAGTCGAATATCGCTCGAGCCGCAATACACTGCACATTTACAATGTAAGTACGGTAGCTAGTGAGACAAGATTTGTCCACTGGCTACCTGTGGGATTACGCCAGCCAAGTTCACGAAATGTGGATATGGTTGGGTCAACGGGCATCCGGTGAAAGAACTTCCGGAAGCTCGAGAATCCGACAGGCTTAGTTGTCTGTGTGACGTCCGTTGGGTACCCGTTAGGGTTAACTACCAAAGACGACCCCACTTGATAGGTCTCCTTATAACTCACAGCTGAGTCTATAAGTCTAATGGGTAAATCGAGCGCATTTACTTTGTACTGCCCAACCCAATCTCCGAATCCTGTAAACCAATCCAGGACGAAAGAGAATGGTATGGCATCCCAAAGTATTTGCGGGTTCAGTTCGACACCGAAGTGATCTAATGTACCTCGGATCGTTTCGTCAAGAGGTCCAAGAACAGCAAGAGGCTGTGGTTGGTACTTTGCGTTATACTGAACCTTCCCTTGTAGGTATCCCGACCAGTTAACCTGATAGTGCACATCTGCATTCATCAAGAACTGGCCCACCTTCCACGTATCCACGTTCTCAACAGTCTTGGTATAGGACAAAGTCTGTCCAACACTGTTTTTGAACGCCTGGAGCCGCGTATCGAGAGATATGATAGAGTCTAGCATGGCTCGGACGTCGCCTATAGTAGGCTTCCACCCGAACTTGTAGCTCAATCTCTTCTCTGCCGCCAGCTTCGCAGCCGATTTGAATTTGTCACCCTTTGGGAGCTCGCGAAGAACCTTTTTGATCTGAAGAGGCGTTTTAAACGCGGACTTCGGACCGGGTTTCGCAAGACCAGAGAGTAACTTCACGTCGTTAGCCAGTCCACTCATTTGTTTAATGTCGATTAAGAAATTCGGCAAAGACAACCTAGTGAGATCTGGCTGCAGGGCTCGGAATCCCGTCCCTGCATAGTTCAACCAATTCGCTTGTAGCTTCCCAAGGCCGTTAGAGCCTAGGGCAGCGAGAGCGATAGGAAGAGCATAACCGTGAGCAGTTTCAGACGCTTGGAAATCCCAGAATGGTTGCCACGTCCACCCCACATGAGCGGGGTTAAGATCAGCGGCATTCCATAAAGCTGGAATATCTCCCAACGTCTTCTTCGTTGTCACGATATGAGCACAAAAGTTTGATCGCTTTGGTTGCGATTTAGACCTAGTTGTGTACGTGATCGCTTCTTCCACCCGGAGGGTCTCAATGGGCCCTCCGGATGCATACGTCTCAACCACAGTACCAGATGCATTTTTATGCGTGGTACTCGGAAGAGCTGTTAGTATGGAAACAAGCGGTTTCGTTTTCCTGGTAATTCTACCAAGAATCATATTAGACATTGAAGTCCTGCCTTTCAAATTGGATCTAGTGAAAAACACTAAAGGCCTCTCGGCCTAAAAGCTTGCCCCCCTTACG